GAGACAACAGAGTCAATGAGTAAACAATACGAAGGATTTACACCACATAATAAACAAAGAGAAATGATTAATACCATTCTATCTTCTAAAGCAAAGTACCATGTTGCTTGTGTTGGAAGACAGTTTGGTAAATCTCTTATGGGTATAAACCTCGTATTATATTGGGGTATTAATAATGGACCATGTAAGATCTTATGGGTCTCACCAGTTTATTCACAAGCAGACAAAGTACAAAAAGAAATGATGTCCGCAATAGGTCAATCAGGTTTAGTAAAATCCTGCAACTACTCATCAAATGAAATAGTATTAAACAACGGAACAGTAATCTTATTTAGATCCGCAGAACGTTATGATAATATTAGAGGACTTACATGTGCCTATGGTATAATAGATGAAGCAGCTTTTTGTAAAGACGAAGCATGGACAGAAGCAATACGTCCAGTATTTATGGTAAGAGGTAAGAAAGTATTATTCATCAGTACACCTAAGGGTAAGAACTGGTTTTATAATCTATTCCAACTAGGAGGTAGTGAAGACTATCCACAATACAGTAACTACACAGGTACATCGTATGACACTCCTTATATAGATCCAATAGATATTAATGATGCAAAGAGAACCTTGCCAGAGAATGTATTCAAACAAGAATACCTAGCAGCTTTCATTGATAGTGGTGGTGAAGTATTCTCAGACATAGATAAGAATTGTTTCGAAGCATACTCACAACCAAATGGTAAAGTATTCTGTGGAATAGATTTAGGTAAACAAGAGGATTATACAGTAGCAACCTTCATAGACTCCAAAGGAAAAATAGTAGACATCTATAGAGCTAACAGTCAAGAGTGGACTACAATGACCAATGAGATACTTATAAGACTACGCAAGTGGAATGCAACTGCAATGGTAGAGGTTAATTCAATAGGTGATGTTATCTTCGAACAGATCAAACGACAATGGCAAGACACACACCCTTTTGTTACTACGAGTAAATCAAAGAATGAAATCATTGAAGGTCTTATATTAGATATGAATGATACGCAAGTAACTATACCAAGTGAACATCTATTCTCATGGCTCTACAACGAACTTTCAGTATTTACCTACGACTACAACCCTAAGACTAGAAGTATTAAGTACGGACATCCAAGTGGCTTACATGATGATACGGTTATGTCATTAGCAATTGCTAACTACAATCGTAAACAAAATAAGACATTAGGAACATATGCAGTGTTAGGACGTAAATACTAAGATGTAATTCATAACCAACAAATATTATATTTAATACTATAATGATCAAAGCAAATCTAAATAATAAGAAGTATGAGATACCCCAAAGGTTTACTATAGACACTTGGAGTAAGATGGTTGTTTGGGACTTCGAAGAACCTACACACTGGAAGAGGATCATCTCAGCAGGAGTAGGTATACCAATTAGAGAGTTGAACAATACAGACGAAGAGTCTATGCAATTGTTTATAGGATTCCTAATTGCTCACATGAACCAAAGAGAACAGGTTAAACTTAATGACTTCAATGCTATTACGTTTGGTCAGTTCATTGACTTAGACTGTTACATTGCAATGGGTATTGATAAGAATATACAATCAATGTTAGATGTCTTAGAGTTAGCACCACAATACTCAGATGAAGCCTTATGGGTTATCGATCAGTATGTAATGTGGAGAACTACAATATTTAGACAATACAAAACCTTATTTGGTTTAAACGATAAAGACTTCGAAGTATATGCTGATGACCAAGAAGATGAAGACTTTGATCCTATGAGTATACCTCGAGGATGGTATAAGGTTATTGTAGACTTAGCACAAGAGAACATCTTAAATATAGATGCAGTAACAGATCAACCATTAAAGAAGGCACTTAACTTCATGGCCTTACAAAAAGAAAAGCAATTGGCTGAAGCCGAAGCAATGCGTAAACAAAAGCAAAAGATATGAAATACAAAGAACTTATAAACAGATTCAGACAAGCAGCCTCAGATCATTTAATGATACAAGACTTTGGCTATGGTCAACTATCAGACATTAAGACTCAGAGTCAATTAGGACCTGAAGAAGACGGTGCTGATTATCCTTACATGTTCCTTAACTCTACTACGAGTAATAGGAATGGACCTGTTATGAACTACTCGTTTAATGTTATCATGATGGACATGGCTAGAACTGAAGAAGGTGATGTGTATGACAACTACATTAGCATCCAATCAGATTGCCAACAGTACATAGATGATATCTTAGCACGTATGTATTACTTCTACACAGACAAACCTGATATTCAATTAACTGGTATTACATATACTCCATTCAAAGAGAAGTACCAAGATGAATTAGCAGGTATGACTGCAACTATAACAATACAAGTACCAGTACCAATTAATGCATGTGTAGCACCATTTGATTTCTATAATGCATTAGAGAATTGGGAGTTACTTGCAGACATGACACTAGGACCTGAATATGGTGAAGACAGAGCATTCACATATCCTGAAGCTATCATAGATGGTGGTAACTGGAATGTCAATAAGTATATTGCAAACATCACTGGATCTTATAGGTTTACAATGGTACAGAATATTACACTGAATCAACCAGCACCTGGAGAGTCTATACCTAATGCACCTCAAATGCACCAGTTAACAGACTTACCATTCGATCCACATATACCAGCAACAAGTATGAGTGGTTGGCCAACAGTGTTTGAGAATACTAGTAAGATCTATAATGTAGTAGCAACATGGGATATCGATATGGTTACAAGACCTGGTGGTTATACATGGCAGTTCATGTCACTTAAAGATGATACAACTGTACCTGAATCTACACTACAACAATTAGCAGGTGGTACCATTAAGATCTCTAAGTTACATGTACAAAACAGTGTACCTACATTAATATGTGATGCTCTAAGTACACAAGACAGAACGTTAGATCCTGATCTTAATGAATATAGATTTGGTTTTGATACACTTCTATTAACAGACGGTGACTTAGACATATCAACATATGTTAGTAATAAGTATACACCGACTAAGACACAAGAATTAGAATTCGTAATAGAAGGTACTATGACACTTAATGAACCTGCAGTAGGAGAGGTAATACCAACACAAGCAATATTATATCAACATACACCAACTGCTAGTATAACACCAGCAGAAGCAAGCGGATGGCCAACAGAATTTGTAGATACAACAACAGTGTATACTTTTAGATTAGTATTCAGAACTATGACATCAATTGCTAATGGTCATTATAATATGGCATTAGTAAATAATCAAACACCTGAAAGTTCAGTCAATATGCTAGCAGGTACAACATATAAAATATACGCAATATAATGGCATCAGTAGATGACTTAATAAACGACCTTAGTAACTTTGGTTCTGAAGTACAAGACCTCTCATTAGATCTAGCACAAATAGGTGCAGACATTGAAGCAGGTATTAGATCACGTGCACCTGTTAAAACTGGTGCATTAGCTCAGTCAATCAGAGTCTTTGTTACACAAGATAGTTTAGCATTTGAGATGTTAGACTACGGTGTCTTTCAGAACTATGGTGTTAAAGGAGTTGATAATACTGCGAGTCCATTACTAACACCTGAAGAAGGTATATCCTTTGGAGGTATTGCGGCAACATCTAGATTCTCATTTGGAACTGGAAACTTCTCAAAGGGTGGAAGACCTTGGGGTGCATACTACAGTGGTATAGGTGCTCAATCATTTTTTAGTATCGATGCTATGGCACAAGATGTAGCAGACACAATAGGAACAAACTTAATAGATAACTTTTAATTATGCCAAATATAACACTAATACAATCACCACATAGACCATTCAATATGGCTTACGGTGCAAATCCTGTATCACTATCAGGTCTAACAATCAATGAGGACAAGTATGTACTACAAGTCTATAAGCTAGGTGCAGTAACACCAGTTGCAGACATCAGACAATCACCTAATAAAATGGGTCGAGCTATCTTTGATATACAGAACATCTTACAGAATCTTATACAACCTAGTGGTGATAACATAGATGGTTTACATTACACGTTCAGTACACTAGCTCAAGTTAATACTAGACTTAGAATTGGTGATGGTGAGATATCACAGTATCAACTTAGAATAGGTTATGAGGCTAGTGGTTCTGCAACTACTACACTACAACCAAATATATACACAACAATTGGTGGTAGTCAACCTTATTGGCAAGAACAATTCAATACAGATGATTACATACCTTTAGTTACTGCGTATGCTTTAATATCTGGTGAGTTCTGTACGTCTGTTGTGACGGGTGCAATACCATTAAGTGATAACACTTGGACTATAGAAGATAATCAAACAGGTGATACATTCTTAACTGACTACTCTAGTCCCGCCGGGATTGATGTACATGAAGTATATGAAGGTGATCAATGTACTAAGAGTTTCTATAATGCATTAAGATATACTGGTAACTCAACAGGACAAAACGTTAGAGGCATAGAAGGTTATTGGGTAGCACAGTATAATAAAGCAGGTAACAGAATTGTAACTAGTTTCGTTAACAACACACAAGCTAATGGAGGTGGACCAAACATAACATTAGGACAAGGTACAACACCAACATCAAACTACTTAATTAATACTATTGCAACAGGTCCTGCTAATTATCCAACAGGTACACTAGCGGCAGCAACAGATCATTACTATATTATACCAGTTCTTTGGACTCCACTGCCATGTGTTACAGATCCATTATCTCAAACACCAGTTACTAATCAAGCAGCATGGAGAGCTCAGAGATATAACGTGTTACCTACAAGATGTATTGATTATTCACATATACAGTTTGCATGGTTAAACTCAAAAGGTATGAGAGATCAATTCACATTCACTAAAAAGAATGAAAAGAAAGTTGGTGTTAAGAAGAATAACTTCCTTAAAGAGGCAGCTAATTATAATTCTAATACATACAACGTAACAGTACAAGATAGAGGATTCACTACATACTCACAAACCCTAACAGAAGGTTATAGTGCAGACACTGATTATATCAACGACGCACAAGCAAAGCTCTTAGAACATCTCTTTACTAGTCCAGATGTAATGGTTAGATTCTCCGATGGAGTACTAGCTAATCACTGGCAACCAGCAAATGTGTTAACTGCATCGTATGTACAAAAGACTATTAGAAAGGACAAGATGTTTCAATACACTGTGAACTTTAAGATAGCACACAACATTAAATCACAAAGAGGATAAACTATGATTCAAGTTAAGATATACCCAAACAGTCCTAAGGTAGCGACAGAGTCTCTATTCTTAGATCTATATAAGACTGAACCAATTAAGCTTACAATATCTGTAGAGGATATCACTAACGCTGAAGCAACATCAGTATTCTCTAGAACATTTAAAGTACCAGCTACCAGACACAATGAGGAGTTCTTTAAGCAAGCCTTCTTAGTAAGTGGTGTAACATATGACGTTACATTAAAGAAGCCAGCAGAGATACTTGTAGATGGTGCAGAGTTTAAACAAGGACATATAAGATTACAAAAGATCTATGTTAATGGAGACTTAGACAAAACAGATTATGAATTACTATTCTTAGGAGAGACTAGAGACTTTAGTTCTATCTTAGCGGATAAGCCTATGTGTCAATTAGTAATGACTGACTTCAATTGGGATAACTTACCAGTTGCTTATACAAACTCAGGTGCATTTACTGGACCTTTTACTTCATTAGATCTACAACAATCATGGCAAGCATTTCCTGAGAGTACATCACTTACTGCAGGTTGGGCTAACGGTGATATGATATTCCCGTTAATAGATCATGGTAATACTTATGATGATAATGGACATCCTAATGAATCAGTAATTAGTTTAACTAATGCTGGAGGCGGTAGTGGTGGTGGTGGTGGTAACAACAAGAGGTTTATTAATCCTCAATGGCCAGTAACTGCTGATAGGTTTAAACCAATGATCAGAGCTAAGAGAACATGGGATCAAATCTTTGAAGATGCTGGTTACACATATGAATCTACATTCTTAGATTCTGATAGATTCAAACAAATGTATGTAAGTGCATTCGGTAACAATGAATCAATACAAATGGAGATCTCTCAGAATACTACTACTAACTTTAGTGCAGTTGAGAATACTTCAACACAAGACATATCATATAACACTGCAGATTACTTACAACTTAATGATGCTGTATATAATCCAGGTGGTAATTTCACTCCAGGTACTTCTGAGAGTTACTTCACTGCACCTGGAGCTGCAACACTTAGTGGTAATTATTACATCTTACAAGGAGCTGCATTTATGTGGGCACAGATTGAGAACTCTAATTTTGGATTCACTGCAGTATCTTCTGGTTTAAATATGTATGCAGTTAGTGGACCTGGTATTACATCACCTGTATTATTAGCAAGTGGTAATACTACCATTAATGGTATCAGTAGTTTCTATTATGATTCTAGAAATGGTGGATTCCAAATTGGAGCAGGTACAGTATTAAAGATTGTTGCAGAAGCAGCATCGGTTTTTGATGTAGGTGGAGTAACAGATATATCATGGGGTTGTACTGCAGCACCAGGAAACTACTACGCACCTCAAGATCTAGATTGTGAGTACAAACAAATAGATTACATTAAAGATGTTCTTACGATGTTTAGATTAGTCATGCAGCCATCTGCTAATAGACCTAATCATTTCACTATAGAACCATGGCAAGAATTCATTGGTAGTGGAACTACTTATGACTGGTCTCATAAATTACAAAAAGAGAAAGACTTTGTAATAGAACCTTTATTTAATACTCAATCACAATCAGTAGATTTTAGTTTCGTAGAAGATGAAGATTACATTAATACATATCATCAAGATAATACTAAACATCCTTATGGTTGGTTACAGTTCAATAGTGCTAATGAGTTACTTAAAGGAAATAGATCAATTGAAGTAACAGGTATATCTCCAACACCATTAGATCAAATAGAACAAAGATCAGGTACTGGAACTGCAGATGCTGGTTTTATTATTCCTATTATACATGGACATGAATCAGGTACTTCGGCAACAGAGCATGTAGCAATCAAACCTAACACAAGATTCTTATTCTATAATGGTTTAATAAATCTTCCAGTTACTTCTAGTCACTGGAATCTTTCAGTTGCTGGAGTTGCAACATCACAATCTAACTATCCATTAGTTAGTTCATACGAATCATGGCCACCATCACCAACTGGTCTTAATCTTAATTTCTTTAACGATACTAGATATTACCTATCGCCTAGTCCAGGCCTTGGTTTCTTTGATCAGAGTCCTACATTATTTGATGAGTATTGGAGTAGGTATATTAGTTCGTTGTATAATAAGTACTCTAGAAGAGTTACTGCGTATTTTACATTAGACAATACAGACTTACAAGATCTTACATTTGATGATCTTATATTTCTTAATGGTACTTACTATAGACCTGAAAAGATAAACAACGCAGAAGTTGGTGCTACATCATCAGTACAAGTTAATTTGATTACTGTATTAGATGCACAACCTATATGGCAAGACGAACCACTTGCAGTAACATCAGTTATTGAAGGAGCACCAACATGTGCGGATGGTGAAGGTAGTGTTACTATAGTTACTGGAGGTACTCCTACATTTACAATATTATTAGATAACGGTTACGCAGCACAATATACAGATACAGTTGGATTAGGATCTTATACTATGACATTCAATGGGATTCCTACTGGTGTACACCAAATGACTCTAACAGATTCTCTTGGTCGTGTATGGTCTCAAAGTATTACAATACCTGCATCGACTGCATCATCACCAACTACAACTATATCTGGAATATTACAACCAACTATTTGTGTTGGTAACTGTGATGGTGAAGGAACTGTTAATGTATCTGGAGGTACTGCACCATATACCATTTATTGGATAGATGGAGTTGTACAAACTGGTAACGGACCATTCACTAGAACTGATTTTTGTTCAGATGATTACTTCTTCTATATTGAAGATGCTAATAGTTGTGTGAGTCCTACTAGTGAAATTTCATTTACATGTAATGAAGGTTCGAACTTCTATATAGCTAGACAACAATTAAATTCATGTAGTGCATTAAGTACTCAAACATGGATAGTAGAATCTAACACTGTTTATAGTAATAATACTAATGTAAGTTTATTAGGTGTTCAAGGATGTTATATCATTATGCAACCTACTACATCTACAACACCAGATTATTTAGTTGATACAGATTTCCCAAGCTGTACTGCATGTGAGAATGTACCAGTAATTATATCTTGGTTAGTTCAAGAACTAGGGCAAGCGTGTTCTTCTGTTGGTTCACAATTCTATGTAGAAACTACAGGATGGAATATTTCTGCAGGTGATGTTGTTAAATTAAACAACTCTAGTACTGTATGTTACGAAGCAATATCTAGTTCTACTACAGTACAAGGACAAGCACAAGTACAAGAAGTATATGCTGATTGTCCATCATGTCAAGGAAGTTCAGGTTTTGTATACTCTGCATCTTACTGTGACGGAGGTTCAATAGTAATAGTAGAATCTACAATTGAATTATCACCAGGACATACATGGAAGACTGTAAATGGTGATTGCGTATCTATCAATGGTATTAGCACATCATCACCTACTGAGCAAATAGATACCACTGAGCAATTCAAATCATGTACAGGTTGTGCTGGTCAACCAGTTACAACAACAACAGAACATCAATATGTAGGACCAGCATCTTACTCATATACAGATGAATATGGATCTACTCAATTTATAAGTGTAGTAACTAATCAAAAACCATTAATTAGATGTACACTAGTTGGATCAGTAGTTCAATTCTCTGGTACTGGTACATGGGCTAACTTATACACATTATGTGGTCAACAATTTCCTACTGCAAAGTTATTAGATTGTCAATCAGGATATTATGTATCAGTAGTAAGTGCATATGGACATAGTATTGGTGATGTAGTTCAATATCAAAATGGAGCAGGTGGTGGAGGAGCAATCTACTGTGGTACTATAACAGATATAACATCATTAATACCTACTGCTAAGTTAGTAGGACCTCAGTCATATGACTGTAATGATAACGTACATTGTGCACCTTAACCAATTCAATATATTAATAATTTATATTTAATAGTATGGCAGATAATAAAACAGTAAAGATAACATTTGAGATCGACGGCCTAGAGCAATCGGTCTCATCGATCGATGATGCTAAAGCCGCATTAAAAGGCCTAGAGCAACAGGCCAAAGATGCAGAGAAATCAGTAGAAGATACTGGTAAAGAAATCAAGAACATGGGTTCTAGTGCACAACAAGCTGGTGAAGCTGGTGAAGGTGCAATGGTTGTACTTGATGAAGCAACTGGTGGTTTAGCTAACAAAGCTAGGAACGTTGTTGGTGGTTTTAAAGCTATGGGTAAATCTGCAGTAACTGCATTCAAAGGTGCTATCGCAGGTGCCAATGGAATGAAGAAAGCTTTGATTGCATCTGGTATCGGAGCAATTGTAGTTGCAGTTGGATTACTAGTAGCATACTGGGATGACATTGTAGGTCTTGTAAGCGGTGTATCTTCAGAGAGTAAAACTCTATTGAAAACCACAGAAGCTACAAGAGATGCAGCCTCAGAACAACTAGAAGCTACACAAGCATCTGAGTCTTCATTAAGACTTGCTGGTAAATCAGAAGATGAGATTAGACAACTTAAGATAGAGCAAACTAAAGAGATCATATTTGCTACTGAACAGATACTAGCACAACAGAAATTACAGAAAGCTTCACAAGTTGCTGCCGCAGAACGTAATCAAAAGATATCTGCAGGTATATTAGCATTCTTAATGCTTCCAATAACAGTATTATTAGGAGCTGTCGATGCATTAACTGCAGGGCTTGCTTATGTTGGTGTATTAGAAAAAGGAACTAACTTAGTTGAAGAAGCTGCAATGGGAGCTGCATCATTAATATTTGATCCTGCTGAAACTGCAGAAGAAGGTGACGCTACAATCAAAGAGACTGAGAAGCAACTGAACGCACTTAAAAACAAAAGAGATGGTTTCATATTAAAAGGACAAGCTGATGATAAGAAAGCGTCTGATGATAAGGCACAAAATGCTAGAGACTTAGAAGATGAGTTAGAAAGATTACGTGCAGAGAATATTGCAGGTGAAGAAGCAAAGGCATTAGCATTACTTGAAATAGAGAAACGTAAACAAGAAGAAGAACTTATTGCTAAGGGTGCAAGTAAAGAATTACTATTAGAATTAGATACTAACTACGAAACACGTAAAGCAGAAATAGAAGAAGGTTTTAGATTAGCAAGAGAAGAGAAACAAATAGCAGATGATGCCTTAGCTGCAGAAAGAAGACAACTTATAGATGATGCTTTACAACAAGCTAATCTAGATTCCATGGATCAGATGTTTGAGAGAGCTCAAGCTGAATTAGAGATACAGAGGCAAGCAGATGTTGAGAAGCTATTATTAGCGGGAGCTACTGCGGATGAGATTGCTAAAATCAATGGTAAGTATGCAGCTAAGAATAAAGCTTTAGTTAAAGATGAAGCAGATTATACTAAGATGCTTAAGGACCAAGAGGTACAAAACAGTTTAAATGCTGGTAAAGACATGCTAGATAGTATTGTTAACCTTGTAGGAGAAGGAACTGCCGTTGGTAAAGCCGCAGCAATTGCATCTACTACTATTAGTACATACCAATCAGCTACTGCAGCATATGCATCTGTAGTTGGTATTCCAGTTGTTGGACCAGTTTTAGCACCTATTGCAGCAGGAGTTGCAGTAGCATCTGGACTAATGAGTATTAAAAACATATTAAGTACTAAAACACCTGGTAACAAACCAGTTCCTGGTGGAGGCGGAGCACCTTCAGTGCCTGCAGCACCAACATACGATCCTAGTGCAGCTTTAGCAGCCGCTGGTGGTGAAGATGAAGTAAACAATGTAGTTACATCGTCTCAACAACAAGGTTCAACACAGAACGTTATTAAAGCTTATGTTGTATCAGATGATATGACTACACAACAAGAAGCTGATGCTAAGATTAATGATTTAGCCAGACTATAAAAGATACATACCTTATGATTAATAAAATAGTAGAATTAGTAATAAACTTTGAGGACTTAGAGTTTGATGATCTAGGAATAGAGATAATGTCATTAGTAGACAGACCTGCTATTGATGTAAATTGGATGGCCTTTCAAGAAGAGGTAGAATACTCTAAAGAAGAAGAAGATAAGATCTTAGAAGGTTTCTTAAAACTTGCATCATCTGATGAATATGGTCAAAGAATAACAGAAGACTCTGTGATCATTGATGGTACTAAAGATAAGTTTGCATCAGTTAGTGAAATCGCACAAGGTATTAGAGCATTAGATATTCTAGAAGGTGATCAACCTGCAAGAAAGATGTACAGATACAGAGGCGGTATGCAAGCTAACTCTCGTAACTTTTGTACTGCAATGGTTGCTCTTAATAAAATGTATACTATTGAAGAGATTAATACTATGTCACGTATACCATTTCAAGCAGGTATGGGCGAAGGTGGTAGTAACACCTATGATATTTTCAAGTATAAAGGCGGAGTTAACTGTGGTCATTACTGGGAAGATCTATCAGTGTTTGATAGAAGTGGAAGAGAAGTAATCATAAGTAATGGTCCTGCCGCTGGAGATGCTGGTGAAGTAGCTAAGAGAGCTAATAATTATTGGAGAGCTAACTTCTGGAAGTTCTCCGCAGATGATCAAATGATTATAACTGGTCCTGCAATGATACCTAATCAAATGATACCAAGAAAAGATGACAAGGGTAATGTATTCCATGTATACTTTTCAAAAGAAACAATTAAATTACTAGCTAAAAAATTCTTACAAGACAATAATGCACACAATACTGATATCAATCACAATAATAATGTTGTTAATGAAAATACCTTACTTGAAAGCTGGATCGTTGAAGATACAGAAATGGATAAAGCGAAAGCGTTAGGCTTTACTTTACCCGAAGGAAGTTGGATGACATCTTATAAGATAAATAACATTGATACTTGGAACGACATTAAAGAAGGCAAACTTAACGGATTCTCTGTAACAGGACAATTCATTGAAAAACTACAATCATAATATGAAAGATATAAAAGACACAGCGGCTATGAGCACGACTCTAGCAGGTGGTGGACTTGCTGCTTTAGGAATTAATGAATGGTTAACATTCGCATTACTAATAACAGGTATAATACTAAATATCGTTCGTATCAGAGATATGAAAAGGGATAAGAATAAAAAGGGTTAAACTTATAAAGTATACCACTTCTTATCATGGACTTTAATGGCACCTTTCAATACTAATCCATTTAATGTAGAACTAATCTCTTTCCAATGTAGACCAGTTGCTACCATTAGATAATTAACATTAACTGGTTTCTCATTAACCGTTGCACTATAGCAACATCTAAGGATAACTCCTTGTTCCACAGTCAACTCATTCTTATCGATCATTCCTTCTACTACTCTCATGTAGTCAGAGTAACTTGGTAATTGTATTGCGCTCATAATTAATTGTTTTTGTTTGTTATAGTATTTATACTAATTTTATATTCTTTGTTTCATACTTCTGTCAAAAAGTAATATAGATATATTTAATAATGTCTGGATAAGCCAGATAAAACAATTAAACATAAAAACTAAATTATGACAGTACAAAACGCACTACGTAAAATTAAGGTTATGTTATCGGTTGATGAAGTTGTTGCTACAGAGATTAAAATGGCTGATGCTATTTTAGTTGACGGAACGGCAGTTTATGCAGAAGGTGAAATTGAAGTAGGAAACATTCTTTACGTAACAGTAGAAGAAGGTGAAGCTCCATTTGCACCAGAAGCAATTCATGAAACTGAAGACGGAACTTTAATAACAGTCGGTCCTAACGGTGAGATTATGGAAGTAACAGAAAAAGCTGCAGAAGCAGTAACTGAAGAAGTAGTTGAAGAAGCTATGGACGAAGTTGCAGTAGTTGCAGAAGTTCCTGAAGAAGCAGTAGCTCCTACAGAAGAACTTTTAGCAGGTATCGCTGAATTAATTACTCCATTCACTGAAGAGATTGCAACATTAAACGAAGAGATTACGGCACTTAAAGCACGTTTCAACAAAATTGCAGGTGAACCTGCTGCATCTCCAATTAGAAACACTTTTAGCGAAACAACATTAGCTAAGAAGACTATGGAGGCAAACAGAATGGATGCTCTTAGAGCAATCAGACAATCTAAATAATTAATAACAAACAAAAAAACAATTAAAATTATGGCTTTCGGATTTGACATTAGCGCATTACCAGCATACACAGATCAATTATCATTGGATCTAGTATCAAAGGTAGTATTAAAAACAGACTTATTAGATTACGTAGATTTACGTAGTGGTTTCACAAGTGGAACAGTAAGCATTAACTTAGTAGATGCAGATTTACCTGTATCTTCTTTAACATGTGGGTGGAACTCAGATGGTGAAGTTACTTATACACAAGTACCAGTAACAATTGAATCATTACAGTCTAAGACTGAAATGTGTGTTGAAGATTTACGTTCAGTATATCAATCAGCATTTATGAATGCATCTACAGGTAACGATATGATTCCTTTCGAGGAAGTAATTTCTGAATCTTATGCAGACAAATTAAGAAAATACAATGAAGGTTTCTTAATCAACGGATTTGGCGCTACTGCTGGATTAAAAGCACAGATTACTGTTGCAAACGGAGCTACTATTCAAGGTGGAACTCCAGCTGCATGGACTGCTGCAAATGCATTCGAACAAGCATTAGATTTATATGATGCTATCGCTGAGAAAGTAAAAGACAGAGAAGATTTAATCGCTGTTGTTTCTCCAGATGCATACAGAGCACTTACAAGAGCATTAGTTGCACAAAACTTGTATAACTACAATTCAGTAGAAGGTAACGATATCATTATCTTACCAGGTACTAACTTAACAATCGTTAAGTCAAGTGGATTAGTTGGTTCTGATTACAAATTTGCTGGACCAGGGAAAATGATCCTTGCTGCAACAGGTTTAACTGATGAATTAGATTCATTTAGATTCTTCTATGACGAAGCTGCTGACGTAATGAAGTTCAGAGCTGCTTGGAGATTAGGCGTAGGGGTCGGTCAAAAAGACGTATTCGCTACTAACGGAATGGCATAACAATAAACTAAGAGTAAGAGCTTAACGGTTCTTACTCTTTTATTAACTAATTAAAAAAAATCAAATAATATGGCTTGTAGTAATTTAACAGCTGGCTTTACTTTAGATTGTAACGATTCACAAGGTGGAATTGAGAAGATCTTCATAGGTAACGGTGCAGTTGAATCAATAACAGAAACATCAGGGTTAGTTACGGCTATCACTGTTGGAGGATCTGCTATGGTACCTGCTGATTTTTTCGAATTTGACACACCAAGACAAACTAGTTCTTTAACTGAAGCTACTACAGTTTCACAAGAGAATGGTACTATTACTTTCGATCAACAATTAACAATGGTTTTCAATAAAATGG